CCTACCAACACAAGCAGACCTAGCTAATTTACGTGTAGGTGATTTATATTATGATACATCGGCGGGTAATGCCTTAAAGGTAAAAGTGTGACCAAAACATACTATGAATTATTGCTGTAAACCCCTGAAAATGTTACGATTGGCTTACTTACGAGACCCTGAAAAATTATGAATATTGAGGCCCTCAAAAAAGACCCTAAATACTCGTCTGTAGACCATCCATATTTGGAGTTTGCGGAAGTAGATGATATCTGGGTACGCGCATACGCTATGGAAAAATCCGAGAGTATTGCGGCGCAACATGTACATGTACATGATCATATGACTTTAGTTTCACGAGGAACTGTTGAAGCATGGCAGGCTGGTGCGTTATTAGGTGTTTATGTAGCCCCAGCGATTATTAAGATTTCTGCGGGTAAACCCCATGCGTTCAGAGCACTTACTGACGATGTTGTTTTTATCTGTTTACACAACCTGCGCGGCACTGGTCTAGAGTCGCCTGAAATTATGGAAGGTGCGTAACTATGCCTATTTTAACTGGTCTTGCAATCGGCGCAGCATTGGGTGGCGGTATCGCCGCCTTACAGGGTGGAGACATTCTTAAAGGTGCTTTGATAGGTGGCGCTGGTGGTGCGCTAGGTGGAGCGTTTATGCCTGCCGTTGCTGGCGCGGGTGCGGGCGTGGGTACTGGGGTTGCTTCTGGTACAGCTGCCTCCACTCCAATAGCTGCCGCTAATGCGATAGGAAGTAGTGGTCTTTACAGCGGGGCAACCGCCTCGGGTATAGGTTCAACAGCGGGTGGCGCGGGTGCACTAGCATTCCCAGTTTCAGCGGGGACATCAGTTGCAGCCCCTTTAGCATCCGGTGTCACAAGCGGTGTCGCTGGTGCGGGTGGTATTTCTGGGTTGCTGTCTCAATATCAATACCCGTTAATGGGTGGTCTAGCAGGTGGCGTACTAGGGGGCGCAGCTCAACCTGAATCTTCTGACGATCAAGACCTTGGTAATATTCGTGAATATTCTTTTGAACAAGAAGCTAACCCATTATTCGGCAATCCCGGTGAGGCTTATTTTAAAACTCAACAATTTAATCCCGGCACGGTAACTCCTGCTGGTTCTTACGGCAAAGCTAATGGTGGAATTATTGCGCTTGCTGATGGCGGTGACGTAGACCGTTACACTCGACCTATTAGAACTGCTGACCCTGCTGTTGCTGCGTATAACGCGCAGTTAATGGAACGTGCTAATCAACAATACAACGTTAATGCTCGCCCCGGCCCAAACCAAGTACCCGGTTCTGCTGGATATGTTGCACCACCACCTAGGGTCGCGACTCCAATGCCAGAAGATTACGAGAGTTTAGGTGGTTATTATTTTGACCCAGTGACAGGCAAATTTACTGAAGGGAAGAAAACAACTCCCGCCGTCGAAGAGCTAGTATCTGACAGTTCAAGTTATAGCGGCTTGTACGATGGAGGCGGAAACTTTAACGGGGGTAATAATAACAACGCAAACGGTGGCGCTATTAAAGAGTACGCCCAAGGTGGTATATCTTCTTTAGGTGGCTACTCAGATGGGGGGCAGTTATTAAAAGGACCGGGCGATGGCGTCAGTGATAATATACCCGCCCAAATTGGTACCAAGCAACCTGCTAGACTTGCAGACGGAGAATTTGTTTTACCATCGAGAATTGTTTCAGAATTGGGAAATGGCTCTACTGATGCTGGTGCTAAACGTTTATATGCCATGATGAATAGAGTGCAGAAAGGGCGTAGTAAGTCTATTGGTAAAGGGCGAGTAGCCGTAGATTCTAAAGCATCAAAGTACTTACCCGCATGAAAATACAGCATGTGCCCTTAAAGTACGCCGCACAGACTTGGCCTTTAGTTGAGTCTTACTTACAAGCGTCGTTAGAGCATGCGCGAGGTGAATACACCATTAGTCAGATAAAAATGAGTTTGTTAACTGGGCAGTGGTTATTAATAGTTGCAACGGATGATAAACAAAAGATTCACGGTGCTATGACAGTAGAGTTTCAAAATCGAGCCAATCATCGTGTTGCGTTCGTTACAAATACCGGTGGCAAGTTCATTATTGATGAAGATACGTTTAAGCAGTTAGAAAACATTTGCCGCGCTAATGGCGCTACGTCTGTTGAGTGTGCTGCACGTGACTCAGTTGCTAAGTTGTTATCCCGCTTTGGGTTTAAAGACAAATACAGAATTCTTGAGGTGCTCTTATGATTTATGACGTAGATGGTATGTTGCCCGCACGGGCATTTCAACGTGGCTTTAACGGTCGTATTATGCCTCAAGCTGGGGGTGGTCAAAGCCAACCTGCTCAACAGCAAGTTAATAACACCTCGATTCCAGAATACGCACGCCCATACGTAGAAAAAAGTTTAGGTAAGATGGATGCGCTTACAAGCGCGCCTTATACTCCGTACTCAGGACAGCGTACTGCGGCGTTTACGCCAATGCAAGCTCAGGCTATGGGCGATGTTGCTAACATGCAGACCTCACAACAACTTAATGATGCGTCAAATCTTGCTTATCGTGCTGGTCAAGGTGGTATGGGTGCTTACGGCAACTCACAGGGCTTACAACAAACATCGCTAGGTTATGGGCAGGCGGGTGCAGGTTACGGCAGTGCAGCCTCTATGTTCGGTAGTGCAGGTGCGCAACAAGCACAACAAGCGTCTGAGCAAGCGCAAAATGCGGCGCAGATGTATGGCGCTCAAGGGTCACAGTATGGGGCGCAAGGCGCGAATACAGCACAACAAGCACAACGTGCGGCGGAAGGCCAAGCTGATATATACGGCCAGATGGGTGCTGGGTTTGGAGCCCAAGCCGCAGGTTTAGCCCCTCAAGCGCAACAGTATGGTAGTAATGCAGCCAATTTAGGTATGGCGGGCATGGGGTATGGCGCTCAGGGCGCAGATATTGGCGGTATTGGTGTGCAACAGGCGCAACAAGGTTTTGGTGCAGGGCAACAATATGCTAACCAAGCTACTTCCCCGGGGGCGCAACAAGCATATATGTCGCCTTATATGCAGAATGTAGTAGACGTACAACAAAAAGATGCTATGCGACAAGCTGAAATTGCTCGTCAGGGCACTCAGGCTCAAGCGGTAAAGTCAGGTGCATTTGGTGGCTCACGTAGTGCGATTGTAGAAGCTGAAAACCAACGTGGTTTGCAAGATCGTTTAGCTAATATTCAGGCTACAGGCTCACAGGCGGCGTTTGATAAGGCGCAACAAGCACAACAGTTTGCGGCAAATGTAGGCATACAAGGCTTACAAGCGGGTTACCAAGGTTTAAATACTGGTTTATCAGGTACGGCTCAAGGCATGCAAGGCGCTCAGACAGGTATTCAAGGTCAGCAAGCGGGTTTAGCGGGTTTAAGCCAAGCCGGTCAATCTCTAGGCTTAGGTATGCAAGGTGCAGGGCTTGGCTTGCAAGGAACTGGTCAGCGTTTAGCTGCGGGTCAATTAGGTCTGCAAGGCACTGCACAGGGTATGCAAGGCGCGCAAACTGGTCTACAGAGCGTAGGGCAACAGATTGCTGGTGGTCAGTTAGGCCTTCAAGGTGCTAATACAGGTATCTCTGGACAACAAGCGGGTATGCAAGGCGCTCAAGCAGGTATGCAAGGCGTTCAAGGTGCAGTTGGTGCTGGGCAGTACGGGCTAAGTGGACTTGGTACTACTAACCAATCTGCGAATACTTTAGGTAACTTAGGGCAGGCTGAGTTTGGTCAGAACCAATCGATTACCGATGCTCAGATGCGTGCGGGCACGATGCAACAGCAACAAGAACAGCAAGGTTTAGATTTGCAATATCAGCAGTTCTTAGACGAATTAAATAAGCCGTACAAGGACTTGGAAGTTGCTAACGCTATGTACCGTGGTCTGCCTATGTCGCAAACTGCATCTTCTATCTACCAAAACCCCAGCCCTATATCGCAAGGTATTGGTACTGCTACTGCGGGGTATGGGCTGTATCAAATGAATAAAAAAGCTAACGGTGGTGCAGTTAAAGCAATGGCTAATGGTGGTCTAGCTACCTTAGGTCTGTACAATGCTATGAAGAAAGGGAGTAGATAATGTCGATAATGAGTATGAACGCTCGTATATCAATGGCAGAGAAGCTTTCTGTTCCGCAACTTCAACAAGCTATTCAGTCGGGGTCTCTCCCTGCATATATTGGCATCCCTTTGATTGAGCAAAAGAATAAAGAACGCTCACAGATGATGGCCGCCCAAGGTGGGGAACAAAAGCCACAAAGCGTTGCCGCAGGTATATTACAGCAAGCAGAACAACCCACTTCAGGTATTGACCAACTACCTAGCAACTTACCTACAGACGATGTGCAGGGTATGGCAGAGGGGGGGATTGTTGCGTTTGCAGGCGGTGATTTGGTGGATGAAGAATCTTTAAGTACACAAGCGGAAGCGGATCGGGCGTATTTAAAGGATATGTATAATAAGTTTGGTGCGGGTATTGCAGACGTAGCCACTATTCCATTTCGTGCATTAGGTAGTACAGGTAACTTAATCAATCGGGGGCTTCGCGCAACGGGTTTAGATGTACCTAATATACCCGGTAAATATACGTTAGATTATGGGCGAAGCATGACTCCTTTTTATGATGATATTCGTAAAACAGCCGGGGAAACTGCTCTCCCACAACCAAAAGCGCCTAAAGCAGATACCGCTAAAGCTAATACAGGTAAAAATCTTTCTACTACGACTGCACCTAATAAGGCAGCACCTAATAAGGCAGCACCTAATAAGGCAGCACCAGTTAAACCTGCGCTTGAGCAAGTTGATGCAAAAAATATTGCTAAAGAAGAGTCTGCTTTAGATAAGTATGCTCGTATGTTAATGGGTTCTACTGAGGATAATAAGGCGCAACGAGAAGATGCTAAGAATATGGCGATCTTACAAGCTGGGCTAGCTATCGCAGGGGGCAATTCGCCTAACGCTTTCCAAAACATATCTGCTGGAGCATTACCTGCAACACAGCAATACCAACAACAGATGTCTCAGTTACGTAGAGATGATCGTGGGAATATTAAAGAACTTGCTAATATGGAATTAGGGCGCCAAAAACTCAGTGTTGAAGAACAGCGCCACAAAGACCAGATGGATATTGCTAAAATGCAGGTTGATGCAATGCGGGATAGATATTCTGGTGCAGGAGAAGCTGGGCTAAATAAAAGTTTAGCCGCGGAACGTAAATCGTATATCCTAGAAGAAATGAAAAATGGAACCCCCCTTGACGAGGCTATAAAAAAAGTAGACCAAGCGTTGGGTATTAGAGGTAGTGGTGGTAACAATGGTATGCCTACTAGGTATGTCCCCGGTAAAGGCTTTATGTAACCCCACGTAATAAAGGATTGTTATGCCTAAGATAGACGTACAAGGAATTGGGGTTATTGAGTTTCCCGATGATATGCCACCTGATGCTATTCAAAAGTCCATTGAAACTGAATTACTTCCTCGCTTTCCTGAGGTAGCTGCAAAAGCAAACCGTTCTTGGGGGGAAGCTGCTACGGACGTGGGCGCTGGGTTGCTTAAAGGTGCGGGAAATATACTACAAATCCCTGGTCAGCTCAGTAGGTTAGCTGGGTTAGAGGGTAGCCCTGAGCAAGGCTTAGAGGGTATCGGTAAAAACTTAGAAAGTTTTGGGCAAGAAGCGAAGTCTACTAGGTTAAAAGGTAAAGAATCTTTACAGCAACAAAAAGTTGATACCGCTGACGGAGAATTTTCTAAGTTTTGGCAGTCAATAAAAGGCGTTGCAACCGACCCAGCATTAGCTGTTAACTTTATTTCAGAACAAGTGCCTAACTTACTTGGCACTATGGGCGGGGGTTTACTCGCTCGTGGCGGTGTAAATCTGCTAATGAAAAACGCTACAACGGAAGCCTTAGGAAAAGCAGGTATTAGCGGGGCGGTTGGTACGGGCGCGATTATGCAGGGTGCAGATATAGGTAGCGATACTTATGAACGTATTCGCTCCGAGTTAATAAAGGACGGGGTTGACCCAGAGGAAGCTAACCAGACTGCACTAATTAAAGGCCGTGAAGCTGCTATTAACGCAGGGCTTATCTCAGTAGGCACAGCATTTCTGCCCGGCGGAACAACAATCGAACGTGCGCTAGCAGGTAAAGGTGCGCCCGGCGTAGGGGGGTTTACTCGTGGGCTTCTTGGGGAATCTTTCTCAGAAGGTGTTGAAGAAACAGGCGGTCAGTTTGTTGGTAACCTTGCAACGCAACAAGTATTGCCAGAAACAAGTTTAACGCAAGGGCTAGGTCAAGCCGCAGGTTTAGGCGTATTAGCTGGTGGCTTTTTTGGTGGCCCAGCTGGTGCAATAAATGCACGTAGTGACGCTAAGTTAAAGGCTCAGTTAGATGTGGCTAAACAAATGTCTACAGAAGCTAAAACATTAGCTGAAAATGTAGAGGACGATTTACTCCAAGCGCGTAGAGATGCCTACGCCGTAGAACAAGCAGAAATGCAACAGGATATTGACGCAGAACGTTTTCAAGGCTCGCAAGCTTACGCAGATTTATCTAAAAAAATAGATGCTATGAAAGCGAAGGCCCAAGCGTCTAAAGATAAGTACGACGCTAAAATGTCAGAGTTCTCGGCATTTACTGATTCCAACCCAGATTTATTTGGGTTAGTCGTACCCGAACAAGAAGTAACAGGGGTCGAGCAAGAAAACGCTCCGCAAATTAGTTCTGACGTACCCGCCGGGCAATTAGCACTACCTTTAACTGATGAAGCTGGGCAACTTGGGATGCCTGAATTTGGTGGGGCGCAGCCAAGCACCGTAGCCCCCGCGCCTATTGTGCAAATTGAAGAAGATTTTGTTAACTATCTAGGCATTCCTAAAGGTGCGAAGAAAGTACGCGCCGTGTTGTTAGGTAAAGACTTAGGCGACCCCGTGCAACTCACTGAAGTTAGAGGGGCTTTAAAAGATTACGCAAACGTCTCATCAAGTACGGGGGTAATCAACCGCATAGAAGAGTTCTTAACTAATCCTGCTTTTGGGGTGCAACAAGAACTGTCTTTTCCTGCTAGAACTAGAACGCGGGTTAAAAAAGTATTGCAAGAAGGATTACCACAAACGCAAGGAGTGCAAGATGCTACAACTGAGTCGGGCATTGACGGACAATCAGGTGAGCGAAGCGTGGAAGTGGCTGACATGGGCAGTGCACCAACCGCCCCACCTACGGATACCTCCACAGGAACTACAGGACCTAGAGGACGAGGACTGGCTGATGTTAATGCAGGGGCTAGAACAAACGCTCCACGAAGCCAACCGCCATCGGATACACTAAACGCAGAAAGCATAGCTCCGACTAATATATTTGCAGGGAAAACCCTAACATCTGCCCAAACGCAAACCGCTGAGGGGTATGAGAATACCTATGCAACTCTTACAAAAAGTAACCCAAGTGCCGCTTCAGTATCTGCGTTGTCTACACCCAAGAATAAAATACTGGCTACACCCAACCAAAAGTTATTAGAAATAATAGCCGCGGATATTTATAGCAACGAAAATAATAGCCGCCGTAAAGCTAATTCGTTATACAAGAGTTTACCCGCCGAAAGTCAGAGCTATATAGAGAGCGTAGTAGATTCGTTTAAAGCTATGGAAACCCGTGGGGCTGCTTTTGTAAAACTTGAAGAACAAAAGAAACTTGCGGATAGAGAGTTCCAAAGATCTTTAGATATAGATGATATGGATACGCCTAGTGCAGCACGTGCGGGACCTACTGGGCGAATTACCCCTAAACTATTAACGGCAGTTTACTCTGGCAGAACATTAGACGCGCTTAAAGAAATTACAAGTAACCCCTTATATAACGCATTAGAGCGTAGCGTTGCCCAGAAATTTGTAAACAGTAAGATTTCTAAGTTGCCTAACCTAGAAGTTGTGGCGGGCGATGTCATGGTGCTTGAGGGCGCGAGTGGGCAGTACCAGCCTTACACAGATACCGTGCAGATAGTATCAGGCGAAGTTGACTCGCATACTGTGTTGCATGAAGTGACACACGCATTTTTACATGCTCTTGTAACGCAGTTTGAAAGAGGGCGGTTATCTACTCCTTCTTTAGTTAGCTTACAAAAGATTTACGAGCATATAAAGAACGTTGCGCCCGAGTTAATAGCGAGAAAGGATACCAGTTACGGGCTGTCTAGCCTTACAGAATTTTCTGCTGAGGTTATGTCTAACCCAGAATTTCAAGCTGCGCTGCGTAACATACCTTACGACAACCGAAATGCGTTTGCTAAGTTCGTGCAATACGTTATGGAGTTGTTCGGGGTGCAGTCAAATAAAAATACTGCGCTAGCCGAGGCTTTGATTCAAGCGGATAACTTACTTAACGCAGGGCGTAACTTACAGCAAAACGTTTTTACAGGTAGTAAGCGGAACACGTCCCCTACTGCCCCATTAGTACGTAACGACTTAGAAGATATTTCTAAACGTGCGGGTGGCATAGCGGAAACCCCCCCTCCTAAACGTGCCTTTCAAAGTGCTAAGGAAGCGGTTACTAAAGATAATGTATCTAAATTCTTAGATAAGCTTGAGACTAAATATTTCTCGTTTGATGCCGGATTTTCTAATGCCATACGCGATCAACTTGAAACTAACAACCCAGACTGGGCTGCGGTCAAAGACGCTCTGCTATCTATAAGCACATCCCAAGCGCTACACGCCGATGGGATAGCAATTAAGTTCTTAGAGAAAGGTAATGTGCGGTACAACAAAGAGTTAAGTAAGTTTGAGGCAATTGACGATAAAGATAACTACATTACTTTAGTTAACGAGCTCAAAAGTATTACTATTGAAAGCGGGGTTCCGTTTGACACTCTAAAGCAGTACGCTAACCAAGCGTTTATTGCAGATCGTATTTCGGGCATGTCAAAAACAGACAAAGATTTTTACTCTAACTTAACCCCCGCCCAAGTCCAAGCGGGCTTAGAGTTCTTCAAAGCTATACCTCGTTTGCGTGACGTGCAGAATATCTGGAACGGTATCCGTAAAAACGCTATGGCAGTTGCAGTAGATAGCGGGCTGTACTCAGAGAAAGAATCAAAAGACTTACTTAATGTTATGGACTATGTGCCGTTCTTTAGGGAAGATCAAATAGCGGCAGGTGCAGGCCCCCGAGAGTTTGGGCGCGGGTTGTTAGATTTTGCTAAGAGCAAAAAGATTCGTGGTAGTGACCAGAAGATAAACGACATTTTTGACAACATGGAGCGTTGGACTAGCTACACTGTGTCCCGTGCTGTAAAGAACCGCACCGCTAATAACATGCTTAGTATTTCTCAGAAGTTATTTCCTACTGAAGTTAAACAGTTGCGCCAAGACGAGCCTGTTCGTATGGAAGAGCGTAACAATGTTATTGATATTTACGTAAACGGCCAACGCAAGAAGTTTAAGTTTTCAGACCCGTTGTTTGTGCAAGCCTTTGGTGGTATGGAAGGTATTGCGTCACCTCTTTTAAGTGGTATAGCGGGTAAGGGGGCAACTAAGGCGGCTAACTTCTTGCGTAAAAGTATTGTGCTAGTACCCTTATTCTCTATCTCACAGTTGTCTCAAGACTCTGTAAGTGCGATGTTTACTTCTGGGCTTAAGAGCCCGATGAAGTTGCCGTTTGAAGTTGTAAAAGAGTTTATAAATACCCTGCGTGGCACAAGCGCTACGCATGACCGTCTGTCTAATTTTGCTGCGGCAGGGGTTAGAGATTACTCCGCAGTGATCGCTAGAAGTGACGTTGAATTAAAAGCTGGTTTACAGTCAGAAACAAAAGGTGCACGAGTAATGAGTGCGCTAGAGAAGTTTGCTATGGCCTCAGACAATGCAGTACGTCAGGCTATATATAACCGGACTTTATTAGAGACAGGTGGGGTACGTGCAGAAGATGGGAGTATTCGTGGTGGGGATGAGGCTACTGCAATAGAACGTGCTTTTGAAGTTATTAATTTTAAGCGTTCTGGCAATAGCGGGGTTGTGCAAGTAGCCAAGCAGGTGATTCCATTTTTCGGCGCTTACTTGCAAGCTATGAACGTAATGTACAAAATAGCCACAGGGCGTGGTATATCCCCGCAACAACGTGCAGAGGCACGGGCTAACTTACTGTCTACCTCTATTAAAGTAGCGGCTCTCGCATTCTTGTATACCGCTTTAGCGTCAGATGATGATGAGTATGTAAACATGGATAGGGCTACACGTGATCGTAGTCTGATAATCCCCGGCACTTCTTTTAAGTTACCGTTACGCCCAGATTTATTCTTGCTTCCAAAAATGATTGGGGAATACGCTTACTTAGGAGTTACTGACAACGGGTTTACCGACGGTAAAAAAGTGCGTGCAGCTTTCCGTGACGCTATAGTAAATTCAATTCTTAGCCCAACTGCTGTACCTCAAGCAATTAAACCGATTTTAGAAGTTGGCATCAACTACAGCTTTTTTACTGGGCGTCCTATTATTGGTCGAGGTTTAGAACGGTTGCCTACTGACCAGCAGACTAGTATCTACTCGTCAGAACTTGCTAAGATGATGGGTTCTACTGGGCTTATTGCACCTGTAAATGCTGATCATCTGATGCGTGGGTATTTCGGTACAGTTGGTGGGTTACTCAACGCTGTGATAAGTAGCGCAGTACGTACGGTAGATGGTAGATCATTACCTGAAGTGCCCACCGCAGATGCGCTTGGTAGAGTACCCGGGTTAAGCCCATTCTTAGCCAAAGAGTATGGTACAGGTGTTAAGAACGACTTCTACGAATTGCAAAAAGAAGTTGACGTAGCTGTAGCGGGCTTTAACCGTTTGAAGAAATATGGCACTATTGCAGATGTCCAAGAGTTCGCTCAAGAAAACAAAGAGCTAATTGGTTTACGTACTCAAGTGAATCGCATACAGACTCAGTTAGCTAAGTTACGTGGGCAAGAGCGTAAGATAATTGAAGCCCCCGATTCTGTTATGGATGCTGCCCAGAAAGGAGAAGCGGTGTCACGGATTAAAGCGCAGGAGAAACGCATGCTGACTAATGTGCATACCTTACGGGGGCGTGCGGGGTTTTAAGGGCAAAAAAAGACCCCACCGAAGTGAGGTCTAACCTTAATGGGATATATTAAGGAGGAGATTGAGTTCAGTATATCACTCAATAACCCACATCCGCAACCCATACTTGTTATTTTCTATAACAGCTTTGCAGATTGTTTTTATTTTCTTACGCCGGGCTTGTGCTTGTAATACCTTTATGTGCTGTTCTCGATCTATGCACGGTATAAAAAACGACATGCCCGGCTTAAGGTCATTCCACGGTATCAGGAATATCGCGTTCAGTATTCTCAACATTTACGATGCTCTCTTCATTAAAGAAATCTAATTTAGAGGTGTCAAACCAAAGTGCATGAATGTTCACATCGGCATCAAAGTTAGTGCCTGAACTCATACGCTTGCGCTTCATACCCATAAACGCACCAAGCTTCTTATACTGATCTAACGACTCATCAAAGTTGACCTTCCACTTATTGCACTCGGTACGATACTCCTTAGAAGAGATATACAGAATTTTTGTATCAGGCTCATACCGTGCCGTTAATGAACCGCGTGGCTCACGAATCGGGCCATGCTCTAACCCTGTACGGCTATCCTTCTTACCATTGATGACTAATATCTCATGGAACCTACGTTGGATTAAGTTACCAAGAAAGTCGCTACCTTCTTCCATAAGCTTTTCGTTTTGCGCACGTGAAGAAATAATGTGGTTAACAATGTACTTAAGCACGGGGCGGTGGTCGATATCGTGCAAGCCTAGTTTACGAGTAATGATACCCGCGGATATTGCCAGAGCTGCCTGTATAGCCCAGAACCGTTCGCTTGTGTGCATGTTAGCTGCGCGTTCAATCTTCTGCTGTATCTGTTCTACGAAGTCGATAACCTGAGGTAAGTTATTTAAAAGGTATTGTAGGAATGGCGTTATAGCATGCCCGTAGTTTGCGTTTAGTTTGGCAAAGTGTTGGCGACTCCATGCAGGGTTGTCTAGCGGGTCTTTGGTAATCTGCAATTCCATTACGCGCATAAGCTCCCCTTCGGGCATAGCCTTCATAGACATAAGTGCGTCAGGCACAGACCTATTAGTCGTAGCAATAATACCTGTAGACCACTTAGTAAGGTTTAAGCGCTCTGCATTTTCTGCGGACTTCATGCGGTTCTTACCACGGCCTTGCGTAATGTCATAGATTAAATTGGACATATCCTCAACACTTAACTGAGTCATCTCGTCAAACAAAACTGGTACGTTACGCAGGGTGCCAGTGCGCTGTATCTTGTGGTTATGGGTGTCTTTAGCCAACATCATCCAACCTTCTTTAGGGTTGCCGTAAATACTGGCAATAGCACTCAGAATAGTTGTCTTACCTGTGCCCGATTTCTGAGACCTAAGGCTTAACATATATCCTTCAAGCGCAGTGAACTTTAGTAACACATTACCAAAACCCATAAAGAACGCAAACGCTCTAGCCTCCATATGCTCTCTGCTGTACGCGTTGACTACATCTTTCCATGTATGAAAGTCCCCCTTAGTGCCGAACATAGGCACCATGGTTAGTGTTGACGCAGTTGGTGGGCTGTATAGAACATCAGTAGCTGTGACTTCCTTATCGCCTATGATAAATCCTGTGTCATCGTCCGTCCAACCGAATTGCCTACGGGCTTTGTCCGGTGCGGTAGTAGACTGCAAATGCTCCGCCCATTTCGCTATGTATCTCATAAGATTATCCTGTTCTTTGTTAAGCGCTACTACGCCATTCTCGGCGATCTTATCCCTAAACCTATCCTTAGACATTAAAGTTGTGAAAGGCATTAGAAATTCTTTTACCCCACCTTTAGGTAAGTGAAGTCTAATCAATAGTGTGTGCCCTTGGTCAGGGTCTTCGATATGGCTTACTGCGTAAAGGTAGTATGGGTATACTAGTTCGGTAACTTTATTACCTTCTTCATCTTTGAACTGAATATACACACCGCTATTAGCGCCCTTCACATATGGAAATGGGAATACATCTGGCACTTCAAATTGACGTACCGTACCATTAGCATTTTCTTCAACAACTATCTGAGGGATTGCAGGGGCTTCGATTAACTCTGCGCCTAACTGTAACGGTGTACCGATCTTGTGTGGGCATCCTGCACATCCAGACGGGTTTATCTTCTTGTACGTAGAACAAGTGTACGGACCTTTAGTACTATCAGCTTTATTTCTAGCGGTCTGCTCCGAGTAATCTGGGTGCTTGTTAGACATAAAACGAATAGCTTTCTCCTTGTCCTCGCAACGCACAGCAATAGACAAAGCCGCCCGCCATAATGGTTCTTCAATCGTCTCTTGGTTGTTATAGGCATGCAAGATTTGGGCGCAACCTTTTTCTTGTATGGACAACTCTAAAATTGTTTTAAATTTGTATTGATGGTTACTCATTAATAACTTTGTAGTAGGGTCTAACTCACGACGTAAGTGTTCAGGTACTGCGCCCATACTAGCAAACACGTCTTCTACAAAATTAAATTTTGCTTTAAGTACTTCTAATTCAACTGGTGCGCCTTCTAACAACACAACTACATTTAGTGGGTTATCAAAGTTTTTAAAATTCTTAGTGCCGGGCACGCGTAGTATGCGAGCCACGTCAGCAGTGACCACAGGGTCAGCGTATAACTTATGCCTGTCGCATAAAGACTTCAACGACTCAGCTATAGGCTTCCATACCGCGGGGGTAACGGGCTCAGTAAGTGTCCAGTATGCATGAACACCGCGCCCAGAATTAACAATCGTAGGCTTAGGTAGCTCTAACTCTTTAACAAACTTTCTAAGCGCGTCTATGCCTTCTGCTTGGTCAGCGTATGGCTTACCTGTACCACAATCTAAGTCTAGGAAAAAACTGTTTAAGGCGCTAGCGTTGGATACAACACGCCCTGCTTTATTATCTGTGAATGATGCCAACCCAAAGTAAGCATCGTATTGTTGGTCTAGTAACTCTCTCGCACCTGCCTCAAGCTCCTCGATCGTGCTAACAAACTTCTGTCGGGGCTTGGCATTATTTTTTAGACCCATCACGCAGTAGTAACCGTTTGTAGGCAACACTGCGGATAGAAATTTATTCGTTATCAAAATAGCCGCCTTTTGGCCGTCAAAAATAGGAGAGGCAGGGGTGTGACGGCTACACCCTTTTCAGTCAGCTTAACCTAGCCTTCCTTTACAACACTTAACGATTCTGATTTATCAATTTCTGCATAGCTACATGAAACTTCTCAGGGGCATTACTTTTACCACAGAACCAAGAGTAAACAGTAACTTTACTTACCTCGAAGTACTCAGCAATTTCCCTAGCAGGTATGCTTCTAGTAATACAAGCCTTAGCAAATTGCACCCCAATCTTCTTGGGGTTGGCTTGATTTACATTCTTGATAAACCTACGGGTGTACCCTGTAGGCATGACGCCCTCCTCTTAATCGTCCCACTCATCTAAGACAGAAGATAGGTCTTGCTTAGGGGCGGGCTCTTCTTTCTTAGACGCGCGTTTCACAGGCTCTTCAACTTCAACTTCAGGTTGAGCCTTAGGTTTGGCTTTAGGCTTCTCCTCTGCAACTTCTTCTGCGTCCCCAACATCTACTGCAATTGCTATTGGGGCAGACTTAACTACGTTGTCAGCTTGAGCGACTGTCATAATGATCGCTTTAATTGCGTCAGGTGCTTTACCTTGTTTGATTGCATCTGCATGCTCATCTGTTTCTAAGAAACGTACGGGCTTGAATGTAACCTTAGGTGTTGCACTGGCTGTATCAAAACGCATCTCAGTAACAACCGCAGTGATAGGTACACTTTTAGACCCAATCATTTTGGCGTACATCTCAAGAGGCCACTTACCTGATTCACCTTCACCAAATATTGATGTAGACGGTAAAGTGATTTGGAAAATGTCTCCCTTGATATCGTTATCAAGAACAACTGCTATACGGCGTGAGAAACGACAGGCGCGTGACTCACCTTGACCCGAACCTTTTACGTTTTGTGGGCATGAGAAACATGCTTTAGACTGGGGTTCAGTAGCAGATTTGTCTGGGGCTTCACCGTCAGCAGACCAGCAAGTAGGCGCGGTAACCTCACCCTTCTTATAAACACCTGTGTAGAACGTACGTGACACCTTAGGTGCAGCAGCTACGATAATTACGTTAAGTGTTCTTTCTTCTTTCTGTGCAACTTCTTTGCCGTTGACCATTAAACGCCATACGCCACCTTCGATTGAGATACGTTTGCCACCGCCACTACCGCTACCCATAAGGGCTCTAGTTGTAGCATCAAGCTCAGCTGTACGTAAGTGTGCGGGTAGGCCACCATCAAGAACTGATAAATCGTTACTCATTTCGTCTTCTCCTTAAGATTTACGACGTACAGAAACTGTATATGCTGCGTCCACATTTAAACCCGGTGGATGCAAATCGGGGTTCTCTTCTAAAAAAGTATCCATAGCTGCGTTAGAGATACGGCGTTGTAGTAGTGGAAAGGCATCGTTCTTCTTTATAAACTCGTAAAGCGAGCCCCAATCACTAGTCCAATAATTCTTTGTTGAGCGTCTAGTAACCGTGCCAAATTCGGTGCGTAGGCTTTCTACACCTGTCTCTTTACATATATCAAGTAACCTACCTTGAATAAGTTTTTGTTGCTCTTCAAGTTCCGTAGCCTTCTTTTCTAACTCTGATCTAGCATCGCGTATTTTAATATACGCTCTTACTAAACGATCTACAGGTACGTCTGTCATTTCTCTCTCCTTAGTATTAGATATAAATTTTAGTATTAAAACTTAACTTTGTCAATCCCCTTCTAAAATATTTTGATATAAGTCAATAACTCTAGTGTGTATGTCTACTTTATTTTCTAGCATCTTATACATTTTCTTTTCTACTGGCGATCCCTGTAGCCGTACTACAGTACATGGGTTTCGTTGACCTGCACGGTGCACGCGGGCATTCGCTTGCAGGTATGTTTCAACTGAAGTAATCGGGCCAAACCAAACAATAATATTTGCGGCTGTTAGTGTTACACCATGTGCTGCCGCTTGGGGTTGAATGACTAGTACCTTGGGGTCATCGTTTTCTTGAAACCGTTTAAAAATATCTGTGCGTTTAGTAGCTGATACACTCCCGTTAATAATCTCTGCAGTCACTCCGCTAGCAATTAAAGACTCTGTGATGATCTCAATAGTATGTCTAAACGGTGCAAATACTAACACTTTGTGCGAGGCTTCTTCGATAACTTCTTTTAGCTCTGCTATACGATTAGATGCATCGAACTTTACTACCTCTCCACTATCCGAGTAGACCGCACCACATGATAACTGCAACAACTTATTTAGGTTAGCTGCTGCGTTCACGGTTGTAATTTCTTCGCCCGCAGCTTTCGTAATCATTTCCTTGCGTATGATTTCATAGTACTTATATTGTTGAGCAGTGAGTGGTACTTCTCGAGTTGTATATGTAATCTCAGGTAGATCGAGGCATTCTTTTTTTGTAAAACGTATAGCAGGTTGTAGTACGTTATGCACAATAGTATTTGAATCGGGTTTAGGCGCCCATTTAAATTGAGTTACCTTGTGCATTACCATATCTCTGAATGAGCCAAAGAATTTAGGTACACCTGTTGGGTTAATAATTTTAGCCAGTCCGTACGCGTCTGTTGGGGATTGCGCTGCGGGAGTACCTGTTAGCATCCATACCCAAGTATCAGGTTTAATGACGGAGGCTAATGTTTTCCATCGTGTTGTGGATACCGTTTTGTATGCGTTGGCTTCATCTACAACAATTAGATCAAAATTATTTTCTTTTATTTCATCTTTTATAATGTTAAGCCCATCGTAATTACATATAACAAACTCAGCATCACCATTTACAATTTGTATGCGTTTCTCACGTGAGTGGCTATGGGCTACTGCACTGGTACGGTGTATTGCAAAACTAAACAAATCATTTTGCCATGCAGACTGCATGATAGATAACGGGCACAGCACTAACACCCTGCGTATTACTTTCTTTTTCATTAGGTAGTCAGCTGCCCATATAACGCTACCCGTCTTACCTGTACCTTGCTCACTAAAACAAAACGCTCTACGGTATAACGTCAAGAACGAAGCTGTTGTCTTTTGGTGATCAAACGGAGTGTACATGCCAGACCAACTGTAGTCTTTAAATATGGGGCTTGGCACATCTTTAATTCGTAGGTTCTTAAGTACCTGTGCTTCCTCTAGCCCCCACTTCACTAGCACTTCGTTATCCCCTACTTTCTTGGCTTTAGGTATCACCGTAGTTATTCTATCTGGGTTGCGTACCTTCAGTAACAACGCCTTGTTTTCTATGATTTCCAAACTCTTCTCCAATGGCTTAAAGGGCTAAACCATGATTTTGATTTAGCCTTCCAAGGGTTTTCGCTTTTGTGCGAATTATTTAATAGTATTACTTTTTATAACAAAGCCGTCAAGCTTTTTTCTTTTTGTAGTTACGAGCACGATTCTTAGCAGGTGATTCTAGTTTTACCCCATCTTTATTAGAACCGCCTTTAGACAGAGCTTTTACGTGCGATACATCTTTACCTGTTCTATCTACACCTTCTTTGTCTAGCTTACGCCTAGCACGTTGGCGCTCCATTCTATTATCATGTTCCCCGCGGGCTACTTGCTTCGCGTATTCGTCTTTGTATGGTCTTGGTTTATTTACGTACGGCATGGTGTACCTCGTTTAAGTTAGTGATTCCTGCCATTATGTTCACAATCCAACACAGGGCAAAAGTTACGGCATGTGAAGTTTGGTTTTTTAATCCAAACATTATTTTTAAGGGCACCTTCTAACTGCTTAGTGCCTGTTATCCAACTGTTCCATAGAACACTTTGTTCTTCTTGGTGGTAGTCATGCTTAACAAACTGTTCTGAAACAACAAATAATAAGCCGCCTTTAACGCGCTTGACTTGCGGGAAGTGCTTAAACACCGCTAAAGACAGAATCTCTAACTGAGCAGTGTCCGCGTACTTTGCACTCTTTCCAGTCTTGTAGTCAACAACATAAGCTGTATCATCTTGCAAAATAATTAAGTCCGCAACCCCCCGCCACCACACCTCAGGGTCATAAAAACCACAAGGGCTTAGGTCATATTTTAACCCTAGCTTACTCTCACACAACTTCTCACCTGCAATTTTATTAAGCCTGTCTAGCGTGGGTACTATGAAGTCATATTTCTTTGGGACTGGGGTGCCTTTGCCTATGTAATCCTCAGCAGCTTTATGCACCTCTAACCCATACATGACAGCCTCAGTCTGTTTCTCCACAATATCTTTTACGATACGTATCTTGTAATACTTATGTGGGCACTGTTTAAACAAACCCAGTGATGAATACGACCAAGTGTAATTACTCATGTGCAGTCCCAATTAAAATATAGCTTGTATTTTACCCGTAAACCCCATTGCTTACCCAATTCCAGTACTGTCTGTTTACTGCGCATTGTTCTTTAAAGGAACGTTTCGGGACAAGCGCTTTTGCTAGTTCTTTCGTATGGGCGATTAATTTTTTTGTCTCTTCGGAATCTCCTAAAATTTTAGGCCGGGCTTTTTTCCCGGGTTTGTCATTAACATCAGGCCCTTCTGCATACACAGTAGCTAACCCCCCATCTTTTGTAGCTACCCGCCCGCTTGCATGTATTAAATTTCTAGTACGTAAGTAAAATAACGCACGTCTAACAGGGTTTACAGTAAGTTTAGTTGTCTCTATTATCGTCGCTATGGTTACCCCGTCTGTAGCCTCCATAATTACTTTGGCTACATCCCCACGGGACTTTGGTTTTTCAGTGCTAATACTTTGTAAAGTTGGAGCTGTGTACGAATCAATAAATTCTTTTTTCATTTTATACCCCCTCCTTTAG